AAGATGTGATTTAATGGCCGTGTAGGCTGAGATGTTATCAGAGGTGAAGGCTGACTTGTTCTGCCCGGATGCATCCCCGTTGATGATAAACTTTGCCTTTGGGAATTCAGCTTTGATTGTTTCACAAAGTATTTTCAGATCCCCGATTCGATAGGTCTTAATCTTATTGATGGTGGCATAGTATTTCTGGCCTTTGACGTTTTTTAGGAACTGGTAGACTCCGCAAGTATTGGTCACGTTAAAGTCAAATGAAAGGTATATTTCAAACTGAGGTTTGATGTTGATCTTGCCCTTTATTACGTGCTTGTCTGCCTCGAATGAATAGGCAAAGGTCGAATCAATGTCTTCAACTCCCCAATCGCCCAACGCCCAAACCTTATAGCGTCTCTCGCCTTCCATCCCGTGACCTTTGATCCGCAAAAGGCGTTCGTGTAGTGCATCCCGGTCGATGGTGTAATTGTCCCAGAAGGTTGACTTGTGGAAAAGGCAATCTGGTTTATCCTTATTTTCGTCCACTTCCCGTTTCAGCCAATGGTTTATAGATTCAGGATTCCAGTCCATTATTAGCGAGATGGGGACGCCTGTCTCCCCTCTAAGGGTTGTGTCGATGTAATCCACATCTTCACGGGTGAACTGGTTAGCCTCATTTAACCAGGCAATGTTCGCCCCTTCCACACCCTTACCTTTCTCTGCCTTATCCATTCCCAGACCTCTGAACCAATTGCCCGTGTGCTTATTGATGATCTCAAAGTGATTCTTGCGGATAATGAAATCATTCTTGAAGTG